CCGACTTAGTGGGTATTTTAAGGATAACGAAGGCAGCGCTGGACTTCTCGTTTATGGCGCTTCAAGGGCTACCGTCCTGGGGCTTGGCTCATGCCTTTTTGTTAGTTAATCCAAGAATAGGAGTTAGGCTTTGCGGGCAATGGTATAAAGCACTTGGGTTTAATATCGGGACTTTCTTCAGGCCTGAGATATTAGCTGACGTAATGAAAAAGGAAATGCCTCATGCTATGGAGCGCATAGCGTACGGTGGTAGTTCAGCAGCGGTAGATTGGTTTGAGGCGATGGCTGCGGAAAAAGGGCTTGGTGGGCTTGGTGCAAAAGTTCTAGGGTCACGTCCAATGCGTGTTATAGGATTGGGGATAAGCCCGTTTCAGAGAGCGGAATTTGCTTTCTACGGTTCTGGTGAAATGGTGCGTAATAGCTTCTGGGAGATATTGAGACCTTTGGCGACAAAAAAGGGGGAGGAGTTTCAACTGGCTAAATTCCTTGACATCGGAACGGGGATACTGGACACAAAGGCAATGGGTGTCCCCCTGACTATCAGGCAGTTAGAGTCATCGTTCATCTGGTTCGCTCCACGATATACGAGGGCTTGTCTATCGGTTCTGGCACATCTATTCCGGGGAGGTATGACAGGCTCTATGGCAAGGAAGGCTATCGGTGGGATGATAGGTGCAGGCGCATTGTATTACAGTGCTGTCCAATATGGGATAAGCACATTACAGGGCAAATCCCACGATGAGGCAATGGATGATGTTGTGGCTGGCTTCGGAGTGGTAAAAGACCCGATAACCGGCGAAATAACGTGGCAACCTAGCGGTAGGTTCATGACTGTCAGGATAGGAGATTCGTACTTTGGTCTTGGTAGCTTCTGGTACGGATTGGTAAGACTCTCTGGTAATATCCTTCAATGTATCAACGAAGAAGGGGACAAGGAGCTAATTGACCTTGTAAAAATCATCAAGTATGGTAGTCTTAACAGAGACAATCCTTTCGTTTACTGGTGGTATTCACGGTCCAGTGCGCTAACGGGAACTATCAGAGAACTCGTAACTCACAGGACTTTTCTAGGCTATCCTATTGAGACTCCGGTTGAGTTTGCCTGGTATGTTGCCAACCGATTCACTCCTATTTGGATGGAACAGGCGATAATTCCCTATTTTGCTGAGAACTTGAAAAGCCTGATGCCTAACCTTGCGGAACAGTATGAGATACCAGAGGGCGAAGCAAGGATATTAACACCTTTCGCGGAAGTTTTAGGATTAAGGACTTGGCCTGGTGGCGAGTGGACTAGATTTTATGATAAGTCAACGGAAGTCATTGGGCATTTACCTGTTGATTTACTTCAAGAATACTACACTCCTGAAGAGATGGAGAATGTTCTGAAGGCTCAAGCAGAAGGTACATTAACGTGGAAGCAACTACCTAAGACTTTAAGAATGAAGTTATTGCAACTCTATCCTGAGCTAAACGAACTGTATGAGGAAGGCATAGCAGCAAGCATGATTCGGGACAGCGATGCCTGGCAAAGTTACACGGCAAGGTTGGAAGAGGAGCGTAATGTCCGCAACGAGAGGATAGATAGCGCTACCGAGAGATTCTTGAGCGGTGAGATAGACGCAAGGGAATGGGATAAACTATGCGATGATGCTGAGTCTAACTATGCCAAAGGATATGAGGATATATCAACAAACCCGGCTTATGCTGAGATATTCGATTACTTCAGGAAGAAAGAGACTAAAGGCGATAAGTACGGTTGGCAGGACGATATTGCTCTGGCTGAGTATCAGGATATTATCTATGCCGATGATTTGTATGACGAAAGAAGCCAGACTTACGATTGGGACGAGAGAGATAGAAGGATAACCGAGTTCATAGATAAGTGGGGCATGGATGTTTACGAGCGTATCTTGTGGTATCAGCGGGAGAAAAAGAAAGATACAGGGCTTAATGATATTAGAGTCCTTCATTCTAAGGATTTGGAGATACTTGGCAGGGAATACTGGGAGCTTCCATATAAAGAAATCTACCAGATGGATGAAGAGGATAAACTTGAGGGCAGTATCCCTGGGGAATATCTGAGTCAGTGGGAAGGCTATCAGAAGGCGGAAGATAAGGACGCTTTCTTAGAGGAGCATCCTGAACTAACAAAGGACTTCCGTGCTGAGTGGAGAGTAGGACATCCGCAAGAAGATGCCATGCTGAAACTGTGGGGCTATGGTGGCGACCTTCAAACCAAAGAAGCCTATGATATTTTAGTTAAGAGAGTTAAGGAACTTGGGTTCAATGATGAAGCGTTGGTCAAGATGAAGCTACCGCCGGTGATTCTGGTAGATAGCTTCTTCGGCTACAAGGATATTCAAAGAGAGTTCAGCGGTAATAGTGCTGAGGCTAGATTATTCAGGTTAGAGCATGGGGTGTTCAACGATTGGGGGATGGAAGCCTACGGCTGGAAGGAAGTGGAGGACAATATCAATGCTTTGAGGTTACAGGTTCAACTGGGCAAGATGGATGAGGGCGATCCTCAATATGCTATAACGGAAAGGAAGATACAAGCCTATGATTACGGCGTTCCTGACGAGTTTATTGACCTTTATGTGCAGTATTACAACTTTGAATCAAAGGGATATGATCAGGAGCGGTTTTTAAGAGATAACAAGGATTATTACAACAAAGTCTGGCTTGGTGTCTTAGGGAATAAACCGATAGACTTCAGTAAAGTACCAACCGTCAAGGAAGAGAATCTTTTGAACTTCTACGACAATATACCTTCCGGGAGTTTGAGGTTAGAAGCCAGGTGTAAAAACAAAGACCTTGACAACGCCCTTGTTAAGTACCGGGGATTAAAACCTGCATACGGAACTGATAGATGTTCTTAGTGGGATGAAGGACCTACAAATCCCCAAACTTCAGGCAGGGCGAAGATTAAAAAGGCTATTATAGCCAGCACAACCCAGAACTGCCAATCTTTGAGAAACATACCCTTCCCGAAATAATCCTTTAACGGCGGGTAGTCTGGCTCATCCGAATTGATGTCGTGGGGGAATGAGCGCGGGAAGTCGGAATGTAACAATCCTTTAATTTTCCTTAACATCCTATATTCAAAATACCAAAGCACAGCCTGATTGTCAAGTTAAGGCTAAAAAATCAACGAGAATGGGCTTTCCTTACCTTGTCTGAGGTAAACATCAAGTCGGGCTTATTAAAGGCTATTTTAACAGTCTAAATCTTATTAAAGAAAAACCAAAAAACTTTAACAAGAGTCGAGAGGTTAGCCTGCACCATAAGCAGGCAATAAACTAGGAGGTTTATACATTGGACGAAACTGGGAAAGCCGAAAAGGACGAGAAGACTTCTGAAGGCGAGCCTACGAGTACTTCTGACAAAAAGGAAAAGACTTTTACAGAGCAACAGGTCACAAAGATGGTTAGTGACGCGAAAGCTGCTGCCGGAAGGGAGCAGAAGAAACTTGCTGACCAGCTCGAGGCTGCTAACGCTGCGTCTGAATCGCTGAGGCAGGATGCGGAAGTAACGAATAAGAAGTTGACTGCGCTACAGCGTCAGATTGACGAAGCAGAACTCGACAAGGCGAGAGATGACCCACAACTTTTGAACCTTTACCAGCGCAAGCAGGACCTTGAACAGAGGGCAACCGCTATCGAAGAGAGGGAGAGGAAGGTGGCAACGAGCGAGGCACAGCTAAAAGCCGACAAAGAGGCTATAGCTAAGGCCAAAGCAGACGCAACGGTAGCTCAAGTCGCCGTCAAGTATCATCTGAATATCGAGGACTTAGCAGACCTCGGTATAACCGATGAAGAGGCACTTGAGAAAGTTGCTGCGAAGATAGGGAAACCTAGCAAGAAGAAAGCTGGTGAGGGGGAAAAGGAAGATGAGGACTTAACGCCTGATTCTGCCCTGACCTCTGGTGGTGAAGGTACTCCAACGATGGAAGAGCGGGACAAAATGAGTCCTGAACAGTACATCGCCTGGAGGAAAAAGCAAGAAAAGACGGCGTAATAAAGGTCGTCTCCGTCTCTAAACAAAATCTCTAACAGGAGAAACCCTAAGTGAGTAATACTCTAATTACCCCGAGCATCATCGCAAAAGAGGCTTTGATGGCTCTGGAGAATGAGACAGTCCTTGCGAGCTTGGTTCATAGGGCTTACTCAAAGGAATTCCAAAAGGTTGGTTCAACAGTCACTATTCGCAAGCCAGCATCCTTTACTGTGGATACCTTCGCTGACACCGCTACTGCTCAGGCTGTTACTGAGTCTAGCGTGCAAGTAGTGCTTGACAATCATCTGGATGTGTCCTTTGAAGTAACGACCTCAGAACTAAGCCTGGACGTTGTGAGTTTTTCAGAGCAGTTAATTGCCCCGGCGATGAGAGCTATGGCACAGAGAGTGGACGAGCTATTGGCAGCCTTATATGTGGATATAGGTGGGCATACCGATGTTACGGCTACGACTCAGGTTGTAGGCGACATTGCCCAACTTCGAGAGCAACTTAACTTACAGAAAGTCCCGATGAGCCAAAGATATGCTGTGCTTCACCCAACAACTGAAGCCAGATATATTGCTCTGGACGCTTTTCTACATGCTGAGAAGCGTGGTGACACGAAGGCTCTGAAAGAAGGCTCTATGGGGCGCGTGATGGGGATGGACTTCTACATGGATCAGAACATCTCTGAGCATACCGTAGACTCTTCATTAGTCGGCGACTTAGCAGGTGCCTTGAAAGGGGCAGGCGTGAAAGCAGCTACCAGTATAACTGTTGATGCCCTTGCCAGTGGTGCAACCGTTACTGCTGGCGATGTCCTCAAGATTGCTGGCGACCCTCATGGCTACGTTGTGACTACAGGTGTAACCGCAACCGTGTCTACTGCGGTGTGTGTTATCAGTCCTGCGCTTTATCAAGATGAGGACGATGACGCTGTAGTGACCTTCCAGTCCACCCACCTTGCTAACCTGGCTTTCCACAGGAACGCCTTTGCTCTGGTGACTGCACCTTTAGCCCCTCCGATTGGTGGAGCTAAAGCGGCTGTCGAGAACTACAAGGGTCTTTCTTGCCGTGCAGTCTATGACTACACAATGGCAACCAAGACGAATGTAGTGTCTATCGATATGCTGTGTGGTGTAAAGACACTGGACAACGTGTTAGCGGCTCGTCTGTGTGACGCTCAATAAACCGATTCGTTAATCGGACTTTAAGGGGAGGGGCTTCGGTCTCTCCCCTTTTTAGAAAGGAAACTATGAGAATTTTATGGCAAAGTGCTAGTCCATTATGTAATTCAGGTTATGGGCTACAAACTGCATCGGTAACTAAACAATTAAAGCAAGCAGGGTATGAAGTAGCTATCTTTTGCTTCTTCGGATTCAGTGGCGCAAGAACTAATTGGGGTGATATTCCCTTATACCCGAATGTTCCGCATGACGGCTATGGCGTTATGCATATTGAGAATGACTATAAAGACTGGAACGCTGATTTACTTATTTCACTTGTTGATATATGGGTATTAAAAGGAACACCAATGTCATTAAACTGGGCTCCTTGGATACCGATTGACCACGACCCGATACCGCCAAGAGTCTTAGAAGTATTAAAAGAAAGTCCAGGTATTATCAAGCCGATAGCTATGTCAAAGTTCGGGCAAGCGGAACTTAAAAAGCAAGGATTCGATAGTTATTATATCCCTCACTCGGTAGACTGCCGTATCTACAGCCCGAACGCCGAATTACGCAAAACAGCAAGGGAGTCTCTCAAGTGGGAAGATAAGTTTGTCATTGGCACGGTGGCTACAAATTGCAAGCGCAAGAACTGGAACGCTTCTTTGTGGGCAGTAAGCCAGTTAGCCAAGAGACATTCTAATATCGTGTGGTATATGCACACTCCGCCTTATGACAGTTTAGGGTTTAACCTTGAAAAAGCAAGGATAGGATTCGGTTTGAAAGATAAGACGGTCTTCCCTAAACAACAGGAGATGAGATTAGGGATACCCCCGGAAGTCATGGCTAGAGCCTATAACGCTATGGACGTTTTCTTACTACCATCTAAGGGTGAAGGGTTTGGTATTCCAGCGTTAGAGGCTCAGGCTTGCGGTTGCCCGACAATCGTGAGTAATAACACTGCACAACCAGAGATACAAGCTGGGGGGTGGTTATTAAAGGACCAATTTGCCCAATGGGATTTACAGGACTCGTTTGAATTTAACTGTAACCCTAAAGAGGTTCTCGAATATCTTGAGCAGGCTTATAGGGATTGGAAGAATAACAAGATGGGGGAGAGGAAACATCAAGCTAGAAGGAAAGCCTTAGAATACGATGAGCCTAAAGTTTTTGAGGAATACTGGCTGCCAACCTTACGAGATATTGAGGAGAGATTAAAACAACCTAGAAACATGGAAGGAGTGCAACCGTGGCGGTTACTTTTATTGCCTCAAGTCTGTGAGCCCAAAAAAGTATTAGATATTGGTTGCGGCATTATTCAGCCATACCGTAAACCGCTTGAACAATTAGGTGAGTATGTGGGAATAGATATCAAAGAGGGGGAGGGAGTAACAATAATGGATGCTCACCATTTGAATTTCAAGGACAAAGAGTTTGGTTTTGTCTGGTTGAGCGAGGTTTTAGAGCACGTGGATAATCCAGAGCAAGTTCTGGCTGAGGCACAAAGAGTAGGGGTTCATGGTGTATGTCTGTTTAGCACACCTGAAAATCCTTTCTTTAAGCTAGACATTGAACATAAGGAAGTAAAAATACCACACACTTTAACTCGTTCGGGAGATGGGTTAATAACGTGGTAAGGAGGGGATAATGCCCTATTCGGAGGGTCAAAAGACACTGGCTTGTATCGCACTATCAATCAAGCGAGGGGAAACGCCTCGTTCATATTCCGAACAGGCAGCTGAGATGGCTGACTCTATGACTGAGGAACAGCTTATTGATTATTGTAAAAGCAATGTCAAGGAGAAATAAATGAGATTATTAAGCGGGATTCGTACTACCGCAAGGCAAAAACTGAACGATGAATTAGTATCGTCCAGTGAGGATTATAAATGGACTGACGATGAGCTCGATGTTTATATCGCTGACTGCCTTATCGAGATGTCCAAGTATTCACCTTATGAGGTGAAGGAAACGCTGACAACCACTGCGTCATCAAGAGAGCTTGACCTTAGCTCAATAGACGACTTACTTGAAGTCAAAGAGGCGGAATACCCGGTAGATAAACAACCTCGTAAATTCAGGCAGTTTGATGTGTGGGGGGACACTTTAAGGATGGAGCTCGACACTGCGCCATCATCGGTTGCGGATGTTTACCTCTACTGTAAGAAATATCACTCTCTATCAGATACGGCATCAACCTTAAATCCTAATCTGGAGAGGATTTTGGTCTTAGGAGTTTGCGGTCAGGCTGCGATTGCCAAAGCGAGGACACAGATAAACAAAGTCAATAAAGCTCCCGGCGTGGCTGGCAATATGCAGTCATGGGGCTTGGCTCAATTAGCCTTATATTACGAAGAGCTTAATAAACTGGTCGTACCTGATAGGTATGAGGAGTACCCAACGGACTGATATGGGTAAAGTTCCTGGCTTAAATGTCAGCTACGAATCAAGACATGAAACAAAAGACGGCAGGCTTATTAGCGTTGATAAAAGTCGCAAGTTTAAGTTTCTTGAAAAGTACGATGCCTGGCGGGTTAGATACTGCGAGAAACACCGCAACAAAAGATTACCAGTAAGTTTCAGGGAAGGTCGAATAAATCCCGTTACGCTTGCTGTGAGCATAATACTAAAAATTCAGGAGGTACGAAATGGCACAGGAACAAAATCCAACTAAGAAAGGCTATGCGGAGCTGGTAAAGCTGGCTATAGGCACTGCTGCTGATGCTTGGAGTCACATCGCTTGCACAGACGCAACTTTCACCTGTGATGAGGACTTTGAGAACTTCAGTTCTGGCGACCATGAGATAGATGCCAACGGTCTTGATAGGGCTTCCGCCACAATGACGGCAGAACAGACAACGATAGCTGGCGATACTATTCAGGCTACGCATCAATTCACCTGCGACACGGCTTCTCAGGATGTCTATGGTTTCGCAGTATTCAACAATGCTACCAAAGACTTAGGGGATGCATTGATGTCTTGCAAGTTCGCTGCGGTTCAGTCACTTGAAGTTGACGACAAGCTGACCTGCACTGGTAAAGTCCAGATAAAGAAGGACTAATAAACAGGGGGGCAGCCAAAAACTGTCCCTTTTAATGGAGGGACTATGGCATTAAGCTATCCGTCAGACTGTGATACTCCAAGAAAGAGAACTGAATATTGCTATCGTGCCCAAGAGCTTTTACGACTGATAAATAACGGCATGAGAAGGTGGTGTCGGGACGGTCTTGCACAAAATCAATGGGACAGGTTTCCACAGAAGATTAAGAACAGGTATCCTTATAAACCCCAATTAACCAAGGATGAACTACTTGACTTTAACAACAATGTATTCGAGCCGATTAGCGATAAGATTTCAAACCAGATTGGGGTGCAAAGACAGCTGCTTTTTGAGTCCACCGAATGGGAAATAAATGTTGAGGATATTTAGTGGCTTACCAAGACCTGACCACTTACACCAAAGCTGACCCGAATAGTCGGCTCACTGTAACTTCTGCCAGATGCACCCATACTGAATTAACAAAAGACGAGGATTGCTGGCTCTATTGGGACTTTGGTGCTGACCATTTTGACGGAGACTTTGAGCATCGTGAAGCTATTTATTTTGACGACGCTGCTGTAACAGGGAGGACAAGGCTCTGGGCATTAACGAATGAGGTAGAGGACGCTTTGTATCTCATCCAGAACGATAAGACATTCCTCAATGTTTCTATAAGAGAACGCATAAGCACGGGCGGGGCGAAAGAGATTGTGTTACAAGAGGTTAATGCTGGGGATAGCTATGGAGATACATATGTCTGTGCTTTAGATACTATTTACCACATTAAAGTAAAGCGAGTTTGGGCAACGTCAGACTTCAAATGTTACATTTATGAGGATGATGCAGGTGAGCCAGGCGACCTTCTTGGTACATTAACACTAACCTTACACGCCCAAACACCGTATCAATTCTTCTTTGCCACTTTGAGCCAGGATTCTGGCCAAGGAGCTTCT